GCATAGATAAAGCCTTGTCCACCACTAATCTTATCATCTGGATCAAACATATCCTGTGATGCATAAGTGTGGTTAGTACATACTAAGCCTACATTATGTGAGCCAATCATGTTAACAGTGTTACGAACTAGTGAAGTCAATGCCTTAGGCTTACG